CCTTTTGAATAGTCGAAAAGACCTTCACCAGCTGCATCACTTTCTTCGTAGAAACGGTCATACAAGCTTTGGCTTGAAGTGTAACCTGCTCCAGGGTTAGTTTCAGTACTTGGGTAACCGAAAGGTGCTGCTTTAGTATCTTGAATTTTAGGTACGAAGTAGAACAATTTACCGATAGGTAAGTTCATAGCTTGTACAGAAACGATATCGTTTGCTAACAATTTAGAGAAAACACGACGAATGATAGGGAAAACTACAGTTTCGAAAGAACCTGAAGCGTCAGCTACCGCTGCTTCGTTGATTAAGTATGAAGCTTGGTTTTCATACAATTGTGCAATGTTATCTTTTTGGTGACCGTCTAATCCGTCAAGGAATCCTAAGTCATCCCATTTTTTAATAGTATCTTCTTTGATAACACGTAAGTGCTTAAGACCGATGTTACCAACCATACCTGATTCTAATAATGCTCCCATTTTTTTTAAGGTTTTTATTTTTGTTTTTTATTTTATTTTTTATTTCATTTTCGACATCAAATCCTTCATTCTCTTGAATTGTGGGTTTTCGTAAGCTTTTGACTCAGAAAGAACCTCACTAGATGATGATGATGTTGGTGCCGTTGTGATTTTCTCAACTACTGATTCAGAAATTGGTTTTTTAGTATCTAATTCAGTTTTAATTGTTGTGTATAGACTCTTTGATTCTTTCAAGGTTGAGATTGAATCAAATCTCTTTAAGATGTTTAACTTCTCTTGCTTAGTCGTTGAATGTTCTGTGAAAAGACGTGTTGCGTAAGCTAAGTTTGCATTGAACACAGCAACTTCATTAAGTTTTTCTTTGAACAATACTAATGCTTTTTTGTACTCGTCGTTTTGTTTCTTTAACGTCTCAACTTCTTCGTTGATAGATGCTCCGGCTTTGAAAATTTTCTTACCTTTAATACCTGTTCTCTCACCACCGTGAGCGTTCCAAGTAGTTCTTGCCGCTTCATCAACTTCTTCTTCAGCTGGTTCGTCAAATTCTTCTTCAGAAACTTCAACTTCTTCTTCTTCAGAAACTTCAACCTCATCTTCCATTCCTTCTTCTGATAACTCTTCGTCATCAAGTTCGATTTCGTAAACTACTTCTTCGTCAGAAACTTCTTCAGACATTTCTTCATCTTCCATTTCTTCTTCAGAAACTTCGATTTCAGATTCTTCCTCAGCAACTTCTTCGTCAGAAACTTCTTCATCTAACTTAATGATGTACTCATCGTCACCATCAGCCATTTCGATTTGGTCTTCGTCTTTCTTAACGATGATACCATCTTCAGGATTCATTGCTTTGAAAATTTTCAAAACTTCTTCGTCGTCAGCATCTGTCATGTCAACAACGTCCTCTTCTTCACCGTCCATTTCCTCTTCGTCATGAGTTTCCTCATCAGAGTCCATAGAATCGATGTCTTTTGATAGTTCATCTTCTTCAGAAGATTCATCTTCATTATCAAGAGCGTCTTCATCCCCAACTTCCATTGGTACATCGTTTTCCTCTTCTTCAGGAGTTACTTCCTCCTCTTCTTCCATAGATTCTTTAAGCAAGTCGTTTAGTTCTTGTTTCATTGTTGAAGCAAGTATACCCTTTGCATTTGCTTTTACTGCTTCTTCAAGATTTTCAATCTGAAGTAACGCTTGTTCTAGGATAGATTTTTGGTCCATTTGTAAAATTATTTTATCTATAAATATTATGAATTATCAAAAAAGTACATTTTACGGTACTTTAATCTTAAATAAAATGGTTATTTGGATAAATAAGTATCCAACTTACTCATTAAATTTTTCATTTTGTCCAGTGATTCTACTGGTTTCTCTTGTAATGATTCTGCGTAATTGTCTCTCTCACCCAAGTCTTTAAAGACATATGCTCCCGGAGTGGACGGTGATGATACTAAATCGTAACAAACTAATTCGAAGTCGTCTTGTACGATATTCTGACCTTTTATATTTTTTAACGAACCAACACCTCTTGATGAGATACCTAAAGTTGCTCCGTTCATTATTAACATTGCCGCTTGGTCTCCCTTGGTACTTACAATTCCCATTTTCTTCCAACCTGGTGATGTAAATAATTTAATCTTACCCATTAAGATTTTACCATCCCACCATGTTTCTAAGATTGAGTGTGAAACTCTATCCAAATCAATTAGTGATGATGAAGGGTGATTTAATTCATTTAACGCACTACCTTTTTTAATTAACGATTGGTATTTCTCGTTTTCTCTTTTTAAAATTGACTCAGGGTAGATTCTACCATTTTTATTAGGTGTGTCGTATTTCTGTAAAACAGCATAAAGGATTATATCTTGAGAGAAATCAGTTTCCTTCATCTCAGATATAATCCTTTGGTTATCTAGTGGTGAAACGTGTCCCGCATCGTATTCAATTAAAATACCTTTGCCGGTCTCGTTAGGTCCTAATATCTTCATTTATCTTTTTTAATAATAAATACCACAATCTTCAAGTTAATTCTTTGTTTTAAAGAAATTGTAAAGTGAAGTATCGTTTAAAACGGTATCTATTATTGTTTCAGATAAATTTTTTACGGTTTTTTTAATGTCATTGGACCTGACATCGAAGTATTTTTCAACATATAGGGTTATCTCTAAATCCATGAAAGACCTTTTATTAGTCTTAACCCCACTAGTTTTAATGTCCAAATCTACAATACTTTGTGGTTTAAAGTATTCACTTTTTTGAGTGTAGATGGTTTCTTTTATTTTTCTTCTTGACTTTGAAATAATTTTATCGAAGTCACAATCCCCGCATTCGGGTTGAGTCCATGAGTTCAATTGGATATAAATTGTCTTTAAATCTTTACAATCTACTGTACCATATCCAATCTTTACATTGTTATAATCTCCAAGTGAGATAAACTTTCCTTTTTTCATTTAAAATATTCATACTTATAATTTTATGGTGTATTTAAAATATACACAATAAACTTAATAATTCAAAATAATTTAATTACATTTTAGAAAACAGTACTATGTTAATAATTGACGTAACAAAAGAAAAAAACCTTGAAATTGCATTAAAAAAATACAAATTCAAGGTTAATAAGACTAAACAAATCAATAAGTTAAGAGAAAGACAAGAATTCGTTAAACCGTCTGTTAAGAAACGAACTGAAAAAATGAAAGCCATTTACGTTAACAAGAAATTCGGTAATAGTAACGATTAATTCAGATTTTTGCTCAATTCTGCAAGTCTGTAATAATTGTACTTACTTGTTTTAGATTGTTTAACATCTGTTCTTACTTCCTGTAATTTAGTGGTTAACTCACTATCTGAAGATTCATTGATTAAACTATCAATTTTGTTATTTAATGATTCTTTTAGAGTAGCCATTTCATTTTCTAACTCGGACGGTTTCATAGAAACGATTTTCTTCAATTCCTCTTTTTGTCCCTCACTTAAAAAGTCACTAAACTTAGTATTAAAGTTACTAACCAATACGGTGTTTAATAACGATTGGTTCTGTACTTTTATTTCTGATTCAGAGATTTCACCTGTTTTTTCGGTAGTCAAATGTTTAATTAACGATTGTTTTGCTGACACCTTTTGTTCGATGTTCATTAGATTACTTTCTTCTGAAAGAATATCTAAACAATTGTAAACCTCATTAGATTCTGCAACCACATCAGATAACATCTGATTTAATGTGTTACAAGATTCCTGAATATTTTTTGTTTTAGACTTCAACAAAGTCTCAACCTCCTCAACAAATAATGTTGCGGTTTCTTTATTTGAAATGTATTTGTTTTCAACATCCTCATAAAAAAGGTACATTTCAGTTAAGTCTTTGTTAGATTTAACTTGTTTTAAAATATTTTTTACATCAGATTTATTATCTGAGTTGAACGTTTCCGTAAGTTTGTTAAGTAACTTAACTTTTAAATCACCAAATTTTGACATATTATTCTTCATTTAAGATATCTTTCAATTTATTTTCTATTTCATAAATATTCTGTTGTGCTTTATTCATGTCAAAAAGTTCATTTAAATCTTCACCTTCACCTAACATTCCTAAAATTTTTCTACGTTTGAATGACTCACTTAATGGTCCTTCTTCACCTCCTGATGGTGGTGGTGGCGTACCTCCACCCATATCTCCTCCTTCAGGTGCTTCACCACCTTCTTCTCTCTCATCTTCGGGAACACCGTATTTCGAATCCACATCATCAAATACACCCGAACGTTTAATTACATTCTGCGTATTTGTTAACTCAAATCCCATTGCTCTCTCAAGACGTTGTTGTTGTAAATCAAGTAACACCTCACTATCACTCATTCCAAGAATATTCTTCTTAGCCCAAGTATGTGACACCGGTAAAATACCAACCTGTGATTGGTCAGAAGTTGCATCTTTGTATAATTGAATCTTTTCTTTCCATTGTTCAATCTTCAATAAATCCGATTGTGCTGATGGGTTTGTCAATGAAAGTGTGAAATTATCTAATTCCTCTTCCAATCCCAAAAGATAAAGATGCATTAATGCAATTTTATTTAATTCTTGTATTAATGATTTTTGTATTCTATTGATTGTTCTTGCAAAACGAATATCCATTAATGCAAGTTGTTTACCATCACCAACAACATCCTCAAAACCTAAAAATGCTTTAGGGATTCTTAATGCTGCTAACATCTTTTTTTGGATGTATTCAATATCGGCAATTTCACCTAAGTTTTGTGCTCCCGGTAAAGTCTCGATTGGGTTAGATGCTGCAGGGTCACGAACAGGAATGAAATAATCTTGGTCAACAGCCATTTGATTATATCTCATATCCACTTGACCGTTTCTGCTGTCAACAACTTGGTCTCTTTTAAATTTATTAGCAACACGTTGTACGTATGGTTCAATATCCTTATCGTCCATGTTACCAACAAAGATTTTGAAAACTCTCCTTTCAGGTGCTCTTGTTGTTCTGTAAATCAACATAGCATCTTCCGCCAATAACAATTGTTTCCAAATTCTTCTAATCTTATCTAACATAGAAGTACCATACGGCAACTTTCTATCATCACCAAGTAATCTAAAATGTGCAATTTCCCAAGCTTGGAATTCTAAATCTTTATTTTTCCATTGGAACTTCAATTCACGTGATGGTGATTTAATATCTTGTTGTTGACCGGGAGTTTTAGACTCACGACCCTCAATACGTTCAATTTCGATGTTTGGTAATTGTTGACATCCAACAACACCTTTCTCAGGGTCAATTTTTAGATATACGAAGTCGTCACCGTACTTACACATACCTCTGGCCCACATTTGTAAATTAGTATTTAAATCCAAACGATTAATAAACAAATCCTCTAACGTACTTTTAACACGTGTAGATTCGGAGAAAATTGTTAAGATTTCACCCTTTTCAGATAATGTTGTAGATTCCTCGGCGTAGATATCAAGTGCCGCAGAAATTTCAGGAGTAAACTCCATTGATTCATAATCGTAATATGCTGCTAATCTATTTGGTTCATAATAAACAGATTGGTTGTAAAGTGATTGTTCTAATTTAGCCCACTTATCGGCAACATATTGTGATTGTTGAGATTGGAGTAATGCTTTTTCATACTCTTCCCTACTATTCGTTTTTAGTATTTCATCTTTCGAAAAATTAAATGACGTAGCCTCCTCAGGTCTATAACCACCTGTGAAACCAAACATCTTAGTTAATCTTTGAAATACTGTTAAATTTGTATCTGCCATGTATATAAATAGTTTTCTTTTAGAATATAGATAAATTTATCCGCTTAATAAAGTCAGGTTATCTTCTTTTATTACCGAATAACCACGAGTATTCTTTATAATGTTCCTTACCGGGACTTGTACTATTAGGCATCACATTACCGTTCATTTGCATCGAACCCACAGGGTCAAATGATGTACCATATGAATAAAACGATTGTTTGGGTTCATATGTCCTTTCAGATAAAGTCCAAGACTCTAACATGGCTTTGTTTGCGTTTTCGTTTTTTTGTAACTGATTGAAACACATATCTCCAGCATAAAGAGCCATTGAAAGTCCCATAATTGCATCATCATGAGCACCTTTCATATGGTCGGGTCTACCATTTACGTAAACAAATGTGTTCAATTCATTTAATAATCTTGCAGACCTAACTTGGAAACCTTTTCTCAATTGTTCCTCAAATGCAGCAATGATTTGGGTCCTTTTATTATTAAAATTTATACCGGGAATCTTATCCATTGCTTTTCTATTATACTCCCAAATATTTTGAGTATTAATACCATCAATGTATAAATTCTTATAATTCATTTCTTGCAACTTTCTTGATGTTGCAATACCCATACCTCCCGTGATATCAATAACAATAAAGGATTCATACAAAACACCCCATTTATAACAAATTGTTGCCAAATCATCAGGTGGTATTTTACCAATATATTCAAGTACTTGTTCACGTTCATCGAAATCAATAATACTGATTGCCGAAAAATCCTCACTATCCCCACGACTCACATCGACACCCATAATATATCTGTGACCTTGTACGGGTTCTTTCCATTGCCACAAAGTCCCTTGCATATATTTTTCTTTAGGTTCACGAACCATATTCTTGGATATGTTTGCTTGGACTTCACCCGGTATTACACCATCACCCGAACCTAAGAAGTCACACTCCAACTCCTGTGCAATTTTTCTTCTATCGTATTTGAATTTTTTAGACATTGATTCAAACCACGAAGAAAATGGTTTGTAACCTTGTTCGAGATACTCAGGATATTTTAAAATATCGAAATCGGTCATAACAACCTCATCGTCATTATATTGTTCTCTATTTAACATGTAATGTGTGATGTCACTACACTTAACCCATCTTAAATCTTTGGTGTATCTTGGGTCTTTAAACCATCTTAAATCGGTGATATGAAAATCATTCATACCTCTGGTTGCTTGGTCATACACACCATAGTAAATTGGGTCATAACCATTCGGAGTTGAAATCAAAATAATCTTACCACCCGTCGAAAGTGATGCCATAGATGCTGCCCAAAAGTCTTCACCCGCTTCAATATATGCGGCCTCGTCAAATACAAGAATTGTTGGCGTATAACCACGAAGTGCATCGGGAGATGTTGCAACGGCTTTAACCTCACAACCATTATTTAATCTAAATCTACTTTCAGAGTTCTTATCAGGTGAGAACCCAACATTAATCCAATCCGGCCATTGTTCTAAGAAATGACGAATCTTGTTTGCCATCTCAATTGCAGTATCACGTTTGTTGGCAATAACAAGAACCCTTTCAGGATTCTCAGGTTTAGCTAATTGCAATCTTCTTGAAATCCATGCGGATGTTACTGTAGACACCCCCGCCTGACGATATTTCCTCGTGATGTTTTCGTTGTATAATTCGTAATCCTGAATTAATTGAACTTGGTCGGGGAACAGTTCTAACGGTACATATTTCTTTTGTGTGTTGTCATATGTCGTTAGATACGTCTTCAAAGAATATGGTGCATCTTTTAAGATACGAGCATACTCTTTTAATTGTTCTATCTTACTATTCATATATATAAATATGAAAAAAGGGTGGTAAAACCACCCTTTATTTATTCTTCGTCGTCTGACAAGTTTATCCCGAGACCACCTAAGAAATCTCTTAGGTCATCATCGTCTACGTCATCGGTAGTTCTATTTAAGTCATCATGGAATGCTGCAACTGCATCTTGATAATCTTGGTCTTTAAACATTTGGTCAATTCCATTCATTAAATGATTCATGAAACTTTTTCCTTTATCTGAACCACTTAATACTTCTTTCATGAAAACTAAGAATTGTTTTGCTGGTAATTTGAAAATCTCAACTAACAAATAATTCTGTAATTCAAATTTATTTTCATCTAAAATAATTTCATCAGGGAATTGTCTTCTTATTCTGTCCCAAATTGCGGGACCTAAGCGTAAATCCCACATTTCTTTTTCAAGAGTATCTTCAGAACCCTCAATCTCAGACCATGCTTCTGAATCTTCATTACCTTCCTCATCAGTTGGTCTACCTTGAATTGCAAATAATTCTAAAACACCTTTAATTAATTCATGTACTAAAATTGGGAAGTTAACTCCTCGTGCAACAATTGTTGGCGGTGTGGTATTTCTATCAACAGATTCTTTACCTCCAACAGAACCTTGACCTCCTCCGGCTCCACCCATCATCATTTGCATAGTTTCATCACTTAATTGCCAATATAATGTGTCATTAATCGACATTAAAATACCATATTGGTTAATTAAGTTTTCTGAACCCGTAATTTCACGAATTTTATCGGCAACATAATGGTACATGTAGTGACCTTTTTTAGAAGCCCCTTGTACCATACTATTAATCAAACGTCTCTTTGCTTTTTCGATTGTCATGGTTTCTAAATCATCCATCAAATCTTTCTCGATATCAACGGCATCAACATTTGGTTGTTGTTCCATTTCACGATTGAAATCTTGTGTATCGATTTCACCCATACCGACAATTTTAGCGTCGAATTGTAATGCCCCTTCAGGAATACCCATTTCTTTCATAACCAATTCAACCGCCAAGTCTTGAAGTGCATCTCTATGATTTGCTTCAGTTTGTACGATTTGATTATGAGCCCCCATCATCATTTGAACTAATGGCATAATTCCATTCTCACCTGTTAATGGTGTGTTTACTCCTGTATATTCACGAACTTTAGATACAACTTGTTTATATCTTTCAGATGCTAATAATTCTTGGAAATTTTTATTTGGTTCATCACCTGTGCTTGGTAATGGTACCTTTTTAAAAGGTGTATCACCTGCCGTTAATTTGTCTTGTAAACCTTGGTCAGGTCTATCAGGACTGTCAAAGTCCATTGCCATCTCTTCAATATTTTCTTTTACCAAAGATAATAAATCTTTTTTAGAAATTTTCATATTAAAAGTTACTTTTTCTCTCTTAAAGCTTTTGGTTTTGGATTTGTTCCAGGACCCGGCTCATAAGGTGTTTTAGGTTTAGTTGGTGTATCAGGTTTTGTGATAGGTTCTGCTGGTTTTGTTGCAGGTTCGGCAGCTACGATTGCATCAAATGACATAAACTCAGGCACACCATTGTGTCCTTTAGTTGCTTTCGTTGCGGGCATTGGTTTAAATGTCTCACCAACCTTAGTTTGAATAATCTCCATAATTTCACTTTTTGATGTAAAATTAGTGAATTTTGATTCGGCAACATTAACAACCCACTCCTCTACCTCCTCGTTGTCTTTTTCTTGAATCTCAACAGAAGTGTTTGGGTCGTTAGCAATTGCTTGAATTTCAGGATTTGTTTTCAACGCTTTTGCAGTTGTAACAATTCTTTCTGAAATTGCAGTTAATTCTTTATCGGTCATTCGAGAAAGAGTTTTTTCGGTAAAACCTTCTGAAATCAACGTTTCTATCAATTTTTTTCTATTCATGATAATCTGATTTTAATTCTTGTAATTCTAATGAGAAATCTCTCGATTGTAGTTTTTTCTCAACACTTTCGAACGGTTCACCAAATCTGAAAAATAATCTCTCGTGTTCACCATCAAAATTAGTTTTCTCCCATGCCATGGCAATTACACCATCTACAGCATCAATAACACCGAAATAATCTGAGTCTTGTATTAAGTCAAAGATTATGTCGGTGTTACGTAAAAGACCCACTAAGTCAATGTATTCTACACTTGGTGATTTTGAGACCATAGTTGAAGATGCTGGTATGTCAAACCATTCGTCCATGTCAATTTCCGTACTCTCACTGAAGATGAATTCGTACTGTCGTTGACCTTTATAATCGGTTCCGATTTCATTGACATATATTAGACGCATCTTACTTAAAATATTTTCCTAAAGTCTCTTCAATACTTTTGTTGATTTCTTTTTTAATTTCGTCTAAGTCGATTTCTTTTAATTCATCTTCATTCATTCCTTTACCTAAGTCAGCAAATTTTGATAAATCAATTTCTTCGTCTTGAGCCATTGGTGTTGGAGTGTTGATGAAACTTTCTAATTTGTCCATCATATCCATTTCACCTAAATCTTCTTCTTCCTCACCACCAACTTCAGGTTCACCCATTTCAGGTTCCATTGATTCTTCATCAGATGGTAATTCGTTTGATTCCTCGTCTCTTTCAAATTTAGCAGCAATATCTTCGATATCTTCGTCACTAAGTTTGTCTAAATCGACTGCTGAAATAATCATATTAAGAACATACTTAATATCATCACTTTCTAATTTTTCTTTTTGGTCTCTCAATTCTTGACCAAGTTTACCTGAAAATTTTTGGATTTCCGCCATATAATCAGATGGTTTGGTTTCAGACTGTCCTTCGTCACCCATTTCAGGTTCTTCTGATGGTAAATCCATAGAAGGTTCTTCAATCGGAGCAGGAACGTCAGAAGGGACCTCAGCAGGAACATCTGAAACAGGTTCAGGCATCGGTGCTTCAACCGGTTCAGCTACATCTGCTGGTTTGTTTTGTTTTAAAACATATTTTGTAGCTTCTTGAAGTTGTTCTTGACCATTTAATAGTTCTAAACGTTTCAATGCTTCTGCATATGAACTAAATTTGTTTTTATTCTTCATAAAAAGACCACCGATGTAATCTAATGAACTTTCATTTAGACCTTTTTTTACGTAGTATCCGTCTTTTTCTTTGACGATACCGTAAACACCGTTAACAGATTCTGTTACGTATTCTGCTGTTGCGGTATTAGATGAATTCTTCTTATTACCGTAATAAGTTAATTCAAGGATTCTCTTTAATTTGTCGTCACCTTGTAACTTTTCACTTCCTAATGGTTTGATGTCTGCCATGTTTTTAAATATTGATAATAATTTATCCTTTGTATCCTATAAATACTTAATAATGGGAAAAAAATTTTGATTTCTATTGTGGTAAGGACAAT